ATAGAAGATTTATATTTCCTGCCTTTATGAAATTAGCAGAAAATTTAATTAATAAAATGAAGTGTGAATATATAGATTCCACATTTCAAGATCTACAAACAGATATAGTTACATATCTTACAGTTCGGCTAGATAAATTCAACCCATTAGCCGGGAGAGCTTATTCATATTATACTAGAACTACATTTAATTATTTGATTGCGGAAAACCAAAAAGGATATGCAAAATTAAAAAGAAGAGCAGAGCCTATATCCATTGATGATAATAGAAATGTTCAAATTGAAATGCACAATGATGAAATGCGAGAAATATTAAAGTATTTTATGGATGCATATATTGTACATTGTTATGATAATCTAAATTACATATTTACAAATCAATCTGATATACATGTTGCTGATTCTATATTACATTTATTTGAACAGCGGGAGAATATAGAACAATATAATAAAAAAGCTTTATATATTTTTATACGAGAACGTACTGGTTTACAAACAAATAATATAACAAGAGTTATAAAAGTTCTTAAAGGTATTTATAACGATAAATTTCTAGAATACGAACAAACTGAGTTCGTGAATTTACCTTTTTAATATTTATTATTAAAAGGATATATTATGGACATAAAAGAAGAATTATTCAAAGGAACTAGCTTTGCTGATCTAATGTCTGATGTCTATCACAATTCAAAAAAGAAAGATAGACAAATAAATCAATTAATATCTCAGTTACAACCATTAATACGTAATGCATCTGATGCTACTATAATAGTACCATTAATTAAAGAATACCTAGATGTCGCAGTGAAGAATGATGACCATTTAGTTAAATTAACCGCTATAGTCCAGCGTTATATATCCGCTACACAGACAATTTCCGGAGAAACTTCATTATTAAGTGAAGAAGAAAAATTGCAATTATTAAAAGTTGCCGAAGAAACATTTGAGGACGAGTTGTCAGATGAAATCAAAAAAATTGACGACGAGGATAAAGAGTTAAAAGAAAAAATAAAAAACGTTAAACAAGTTATAAGGAAAACAAATGGAAATTAAATACGGCGAGGTTGTTAAAAATTCATTTAATGATACATATACAGATAAATACCCCGATGATCTATTTACCATATATGTACAGGAATATGATACAGATGGCCTTAATCCTATTCCTTGTATGCCAATTTCAAATCAAATAAAATCGATTCCTCTCATTGGAGAACATGTTATAATATTTAAAATGATTGATGAATTTACATCAGCAGATTCCTTAAAACCTCAATGGTATTATTTTCCACCATATCCAATAAAATCGAATATTAATAATAATTATTTAGGTTCAATTGCAGTACCTAGAACCGGAAACGTTAGTCAAGGTACAGAACAACCGGCAATGGGTAATACATTTGTAGAAAAAGGAATAAATCCATTACAGCCATATGAAGGAGACACTTTAATAGAAGGCCGTTGGGGCAACAGTATAAGATTAGGAAGCTCAATATCAAATGATGTAGACGGAGAAGATTTTTATACATTAAATACTACTTGGAAGTCGACGCATGAAAATCGAGGAGATCCAATTATTATACTTTCTAACAAAAGAAATAACAAACCAGGAAGACAATTTGTTGTAGAAGATACTAAAAATGATGGAGCTTCGTTATATTTAACATCAACCCAATATTTTCCAGACCTAGTGTTGAATAAACAATTAAGTAAATCTGATAGCGAAAGCTCTTTTAACTCATCACAGTTTATAGGCATAGCAGATCGTATAATATTAAAAGCAAATACAAATATTATTGCATTAGATTCGAAAAAACGGGTTACGATCAATACTCCACATTTTTTACTAGGCGATGAAACAGCAGGAGCACCAATGGTACATGGAAATGTATTATTATCAATATTACAGGATATCATATCAGCCATTAGTAGTGGAGTAATAGGACCGATAGCATTAACATCATATCCAATCGATCAAGGATCTATCACTAGTGCTTTAGGCAAACTAGAAAAATTAAATAGCGGAAAATATTACATAAAGGAATAATAAAAATGCTTACACCACCATTAGATATAGTACCAGGACTTCCTGCGGCAGCAGTTTCGGTTTTAAATAAACAAGCTGTTAAGCTTATAAAAAAAATTGGAGATAAAACGAGCGAGGCGTTAGAAGATGTAATAAAATTACCAGATATATGTAAGTGTAATGATCCTAGAATACCACCAATAAAAGAAAAATTAGCAGAAATACAAGAATTAATATCAAAAATACAAGAAATAATATCTGTTATACAAAAGATACAAAAAGCGTTAAATATTGCTATACAAATTGCTAATGCAGCAAAAGCGGCGTTATTAATAGTTCCTGTTGTAGGTCAAGGAGTTCTTTTATCAGAATTAATGATAATGCAAAATATGACAGTAGCAAATGCAATGCAAGCTGTAAAAGGATTGGATTTATTGCCAGTACTGATGTCTTCTGGTATGGATGTTATTAATAAACAATTATCACAAATTACTATAGGATTATCTGGAGTATGTCCCAATGATATATTTGCTGTTTCCGATGAAGTCCAACAAAAAATTAATGAAACAGATTTTGGTGATACAATTCCTATTGACGGTTTAGACGGAGCCACCGGTGGAGGTTGGAGATTGGTATCTGGTATTGGAGATTGTGGGAGGCCTCTTGGAGTGCCGCCATCTCCAAAAAGTCCTTATACTGATTCATGTGGTGGAGTGTGGGTTTGGTTTGGTAGTGGATATTACAATCCATATGGTATAAGTTGGGGGTCTGCAGAAAGCAGAGGAGATGATTATACATTAGGTACGGAATTTTATACAGATGTTAATGTATCTGATGATGATTTACAACAATATACAAAAGCAGTGGATGAATTAGTAAAAAATCAACAAGATTTATTAACATCATTACAAGAAGCACCAGCACAGTCATATAATGGCACCAGGCCGCCTGAGCCTAAATTAGGTAAATCAGGAGATTACTATATTGATACTGCTGCTAAAAAAATGTATGGTCCAAAAAATATTAATGGGTGGCCTGCGCCCGTAAATTATTAATAGTAATATTTATATAAAAGAAGAAAATTATGGAATCGAAAAAATTTATTCAAACATTAAGAAAAGTAATACAAGAAGAAGTAAGAGCTGTTATTAAACAAGAATTAACAGAAATACTACAAGAAGGGTTACAATCAACAATTTCAGAGTTACAGCCAACTAAAAAGCCGTTGCAAGAACAACTTACAAGGCCAGTTGTAAAAAATAAAGTTAAATTTAAAAAAAATAAATATTCTGATGTTTTAAATGAAACAAATTCTTTAAGAGAACAAATAAGTGTAGGAGACTATGCGTCTATGATGAATGAAGATATTGTCATGACATCAAAAGATGCAGTTGGTTTTGGAATGCAAAGAAATGGGACAGCACCAGAAACAATGCATGATCCAGAGACAGGTAAAACATTACAGGTAGATAGTGTTGTAGCAGATGCCATAACAAAAGATTACTCAGCTTTAATGAAAGCAATTGATAAGAAAAAGGGTAGATAGTGGGATATGAAATAATAAATAGTGAATTTAATTCTGGACAATTAGAGTTTCTCAATTTTGAAGATCCTGCTATTGGTAATGCGACCCTAGGAGACAATTTTGCTGATCTTTTGAATCCAGACACAGGATTTTATGATATTGGAATTGGTATATCTTCTAATTTTAATAACAATGGAGTATTTTATACTTCATATACAACCCAACAGCAAGCGATTAGTAATTTAAAGTTTTTATTATTAACAGCAAAAGGAGAAAGAATATTTCAGCCAGAGTTTGGAACTGATTTAATTCTTAGTCTATTTGAACCAATTGTAGATGCAACTATAAATTATATTAAAAGTGATATAGTAAGTGCAATTAATTATTGGTTACCATATATTGTCGTTAATGATATAACAGTAAACACATATGAAACCGATCCATCTCTCAATTATGATATTTCTGTAGCTATAACCTTTTCTGCACACGCAGGACCGAATTCTGAAACTACTATTCAAATATTTGCTTTAAACAATGGACAATTGGTTGTAACCGACAGCACAGTGCCAGCCGGAACTTCTGATAACTTAAGTTTTTTATAGGACAAATCAATGGAAATTAAAAAGGATATATCATATTTAGGAAAAGATTTTGGGAATTTTCGTAAAAATTTAATTGACTTTTCAAAACAATATTTTCCTGATACATATACTGATTTCAACGAATCATCACCAGGGATGTTATTCATTGAATTGGCATCATATGTTGGAGATGTATTAAGTTATTATGCTGATAATAATTTAAAAGAATCTATAATAACTCAAGCAACTGAAAGAGGTAATATATATAATATTGCAAATTCGTTAGGATATAATCCAAAAACATCAACGCCTGCACATACAACATTAGATATATACCAATTGATTCCTGCTATGGGTACTGGAGATAATGTACGTCCAAATTATGATTATGCATTATCAATTAAACCAGGAATGATTGTCGATGGAGCAGGAGCAAGTTTTAGAACAACAGAAAATGTAAATTTTAATGCTTCGTCGTCTGCAAATCCAACTGAAGTAACCGTATATGAAAGTGATGATACAACACTTTTGCCAATATATTACTTATTAAAAAAACAAGTAAAAGCTGTTTCGGGGAAGGTTGTTACTGAAACATTTGATTTTGGTACGCCGAAACCATATGATAAAGTTGTTTTATCAAAATCAAATGTTATAGAAATTTTATCCGTAACAGAATCAGATGGTGACCCATGGACCCAAGTACCATATTTAGCACAAGATACAGTATTTGAGCAAGTACCTAATTTATTAGAAAATGACCCCGATTGGTATCAATATAGATCATCATCTCCCTATTTACTTAAATTAAGAAAAACTGCTAAAAGATTTATTACGAGTTTACGAAGTAATAATACAACAGTACTTCAGTTTGGAGCTGGGATATCTGATAATAATGATGAAGAAATTGTTCCTAATCCAACTAACGTAGGTAATGCATTAGAAGGACTGAGTCAAAATTTAAATCTTAATGTTGACCCATCTAATTTTATGAATACAAGAGCATATGGCCAAGCGCCATCAAATACTACTTTAACTATTACATATACAACTGGTGTTGGTGTGTCTGATAATGTTGATGCAAATGTATTAACAGACATCAGTACGATTAGATATGAAGATGATGTTAATTCTACAATCAATGTATCATTACTTAGGTTTTTAAAAAGTAGTGTGTCAGTTAATAATCCAAATCCAGCTACAGGTGCAACATCTGTTAATACATTACAGTCTTTAAAAAATGATACATTAGCTAATTTTGCTACACAAAATAGATTAGTAACAAGGGATGATTATATTATACGTACATATTCAATGCCAGCAAAATTTGGAAGTGTTTCAAAAGCATATATCGTTCCTGATGATCAACTTTCTCAAGATAAATTTACTACGGACCGTGTTCCTAATCCACTAGCAATGAATTTATATACGCTGGGAATGAATAGCGGAGGACAATTGACACAATTAAATGGTGCAGTTAAAAACAATTTAAAAAATTATTTAAATTATTATAGAATGTTAACAGATGCAATAAATATTAAAGATGCATTTATAATTAATATTGGTATTGATTTTGAAATAATAGTTAAACCAAATTATAATTCAAATGAAGTTTTGTTATCATGTATTAATGAATTAAAAAATTATTTTAATGTTGATAATTGGCAAATAAACCAACCAATTGTTACACATGATATTATGAATTTACTAGGAAATGTTGCAGGAGTGCAAAACGTTGTTGGGGCTTTGATTAAAAATTTATATGATAATGTAACATTAAATTATTCTGGGAATATATATGACATCGAAGGTGCTACAAAAAATAGTATAATATACCCGGCCCTAGATCCTAGTATATTCGAAGTTAAATTTCCAAATACAGATATAAAAGGACGAGTAATATCATATTAATAAGAAGAAATAAATTATGGCAAATAAATTATCAAAAACAGGAATAACTACTAGTGCAACCGCAGAAGCCTGGCACGTCACCCAATCAATTGATGCATTAACCGGTGTTGCTTATGATCTTACATTAGCCGGAACCTTAAATTTAACAGGTAGTGCAGTCACCGGTAGTTTTTCTGGAGACGGTTCACAATTAACAGGTGTTGATTCATCAAGTTATGCATCAACTGCCTCTTATGCAGTAACAGCATCATATGCTGAAAACGGAGGTGGTGGTTCTAGTTTATGGTATGATGGGGGGACTTATTTATCTTCTTCATTACCAATAAATGTGGAAGGTAATATAACAGCATCAGGAAATATAAGTGCAAGTGGAACCATGGTAGCACTTAATGCCTATATAGGTCAAATAGAAATTGCTAATTCCTCAATTAAATCTAACGGAGGGACTGGAGTTCCTGTCCAAATAATTGATCCTTTAAGTGTGACGGGAAATATAACAGCCTCAGGAAATATAAGTGCAAGTGGTGATTTATATGGTAATAACCTTATAGTAGCTACAGACATAACAGCATCCGGAGATATTAGCGCTAGTGCAGGTATAGTATTAGGAGGAGTAAGAAAAACCTCTTGGCCTGCAGGAGGGGCTGGTTTATGGTATGATGGGGGGACTTATTTATCTTCAAGTAAAGATGTTCAAATAACAGGTTCATTAGGGATATCCGGATCAATTCATATAGTAGCTGATAGCCATACTGAATTCACTATATCAGGGTCAAGAAGTGATGCAACTTTTAATCTTACTAACGAAAATTCTGCGGGTGCTATAGTAATTAGTACAGCTGGTTCTGGAGATATATTCTTTGGTACTAATGGTACTCCTGGCGAATATAGAATGAGACAAGGAGGCCATTTTTGGCTAACTGGAGATGTAAGTTCAAGTGCATTTATTTATGCTAAAGACTTTCATGCACCTATTGGTATAAACGATGGTTATTCAATTGGGGGCGGAAAACCTGTACTTTCTATAACAGATGGAGGTGCCCTTAATTTAGGAGCAAGCCATCCTTCAAATCAAGCAGCAGGAGTTAACATTTATGTTACTGGTTCTGATGGTTCAAAGGGATTATTTTTAGACTCATCAGGTAACGTAACAGCCTCAGGTAATATAAGTGCAAGTGGAAAATTTATTGGAAGAATAGATGCTCCGGATACTAATTCTCCCAATAATCATCAAATAATATTTTCTATTGGTGACCAAATAGATCCTAATCATCTTTTACCATTTACTTCAAATGGACTTAATTTTAATCCAGGTACTGAAACATTAACAGTTGGTGTTGGTGGTATTAATACAACCGGAGATATTACAGCATCTGGAGATCTTAGAGCAAATAATCTTTATTTAGATGATGCATCAAGAGTAGATATTAAATTTACTACTACTGGAAATGAAGAACATTACATAAGAAAAGATGGAGACTTTTTAAGATTTAGGGGGGATGATGATACTGAAATTTTACTTGAATTAAGAAATAATGTAAATGGAGAAAATAATACATCTTTTCCTAGTGATGGTAATCATGGAATAGGTCTTCAAGTTCCAGAAGCAAAATTACATGTAAAAGGAAACATATGGGCTAGTGGTTCAAGTGGTCATATAACAGCTTCTGGAGATATAAGTGCAAGTGGTGATGTTTATGGTGTTACAGGTTCATTTAGTCACATTGTAGGCGCTAGTCCATTAATAATTGAAGCTGATAATTGGTCGGTTAATGAATCCGGTAACCTTACATTTATGCGACATAAATTTCCTGCAGGAAATGAGGAAGCCCCTGTAACTGTAGATTTGGGGTCTGAAGATAATCTACCATGGTTATTGATGCGTAGTGTGATCTCGGTAGATTTAACTAATGATTCTGAAGAGCCTAATTCTATTATATTCCAATTGCCCTCAATAGAATTAGAGTCTGTGGTCGGCGCATCGATCGATTTCGTTGTCCCACATGATTCAACAGGCAATGCAGGATTATTTTTTAAAAAATATGATGACGATGATCCTGTAGTTATAGTTACGCGTATTGCATGTTCTGATGGCGTCAGCAGTCATGTTGATGGCTCTGGGGTCGGAATAGAGGCCGGCAGTGTTAAAGGGGGAGATCAATTTACACTTAAGTGTGATGGGGTTCATTGGTATGTTAATGGAATGATAAAAGAGGATACAGGCAAAGTAATATCTATACCATAATTTAGATGTATTGGTGCGACATTGATAAATAAAAAATTAATTATTGAAGAAGAAAAAAAATGTTTAAAATAATATATCCAGAAAAAGACGCAACATTATATGAGTCATTGCCAACAACCAATACTGGCTTAGATGAGATATTAG